TTCTTTACAAAATCTATTTTAAGATTTGCTTCTTTGTCGCTAATTTGCTTCTTGTGTTTCCAATCTTCTAGCGCTTTAATTAATGCAGTTTCTTTTTTAAACTCTGCTTCTCGCTGCGCCCTACGTCTTTCCTGTGCTTTCTTTTGGGCTACATCTATGCCATCTTGTTGTATATCTTCAATACTTTTAGATAGCCCTTTGCTAGCCTCCCGACTTGCATCTAGGCTTCCGCTAAGAGCCTTTACTCCTTCGGTTATACCAAACGGGTCGGTCATAACACACTTTTATTTCACCTTCTTTGTTAGTGCGGTTTTAGCCCTAGTAGCTTTAGATGGCAAAGGTTTTGTCTTTCTTACTCGTGGTTTAGGTTCTTCTAGGTCTGGAATTTTTGGTTCAAAGTTAACCTTACCAACCTCAACCTCAATTTTTGGCATATAGCCTAACTTATCAAACATCCAAGTAAATATAAACATATTAAGCTCCTACCTTTGCTTTAAGTGCTGCAATTTGTGCGGCTTGTGCATCTACTTTTGCACTAAGTTCTTTAACAGCGTTGGTTAAAATCCAGGTCATTTCAGATGTATTGACAGTATAGATATCTGTCTTTTCTGCATCTGTAGGGTTTAATTTTCCTTGCCGTGTTATACGCATACTTGGCACAACTTCATATATTTCTTGGGCTATTAAACCAATACCTTTGTCACCCTCTTTAGTTTCTGCTAAACCGTTGAATTCCCAAGTTTTTGGGTTTATTTGGTTTAACTCTGCAAGTCCTTTTGTATATGGTGTTATATTGCGTTTTGCGCGGGCGTCTGATGTATAAATAACCCAAGTATCACCAGATCCTGTTTTGTAGCAAGTACCCGCCGATGTAAAGAAACCATTAGCCGATGATATTTGTATTGATCTTCCCGCACCATTAATAAACCCAATGCCATTACTGGCATCAAAAGCACCGCCAATTGCATAAACAATACCAACTCCACTAGCACCGACTTGAACAGACGTTGGAGACATCCCACTTGAATACCCCCCCTGTACAGCTCGTATGCCCTGGTCATCAAACCCAGCCGTATTAACAATAATACCTCCAGGAGAATTATATGTAGAGACTCCTGTATATGTATTAGCTCCAGTTAAAGAAGGTATCCCTGCAGCAGCAAAAGAAGAGGCACCTGTACCGCCGTTAGCAATAGGCACTACACCGCTCAAACTAATTGACGGAGTAGATCCACCAGAAGAAGCTAATGGAGAGGTTGCACCAACATAAGTTACACCACCGCTAGGCAATGTCGTCCAAATAGGAGCGCCACCACCGGTAGATTGAAGAATTTGCCCTGCACTACCTGGAGAAACAAAGCCTGTTGTATTTGCCCCTATTTGATAAGGTACTGACCCCGCTACACCATTTGACAAGTTATTAGCTTGTTGGGCCGTTGTGCTTATTGTGGTCCAATCTGGTAGATTGCCGGCGCCGTTTGAAGTTAAAACCTGACCAGCTGTTCCAGCGGTTGCAGTAAGAGCAGTTGCACCGGTACCAGTTTGATATACCAATGAACCTCTTACCCCGCCAGCTAAATTAGTAGCAGTAGTAGCAGATGTTGAATATAAAGAGTTAGTTACGTAGTTAACCGCCACCATTGCAGAACCCGTGCAATATGCTGCAACCGTAGCTCCGTTTGGAATAGCTAAAGCAGAACCACCGGCAGGTTTAACATAAGCTGTTCCGCCAGAAGATAGGTTATTAGTAATAATGTAGAGTTTTTGTTTAGCTGGGCAGATAACTGAGTTTGAACCCGCTTGAATACCACCAATAATAAGTGCGGCACTGCGGGCTTCGTCTGGCGCCCCGTTAAGGGTTGAGAGGGTGTAGTCATTACCAGAAGTCATGGTAATCGAAGTTTGGTAGCAAAGTGCTTGTTCTATTAAAGAGCCTAAATTCGTGTTGGTAGTATTACCCCAAACACCGGTTTGTTCTCCGTCCCCGATTAAGGTAAGTTTTAAGCTACTTGAATACGTTGTCATGATAATCCTTACTGAGAGTTATTATTGGGTTTCCAATTTGGTACTTGAGTGTTAACAACAGGTGTAAAATTAGGGTTTTGAGTATTATTAACTGGTGTAAAATTAGGGGTTTGAGCATTGCTAGGAACAGACCAGCCATACCCATTCGGTAGGTCTAATAATACTAGTCTTTCGAGCATAAAACAATCTCTATAGTCGGCATTAGCATTAGACGGGTCTAAAGCGGTAAATCCTTCAACTACGCTTACATTGGGTTTCAGCAGGGCTACAATGTTTGAGCCAGAAGCCAGATTTTCAGAAAGCGCTACGGAGAACAGATTTTGGCTAAAAGAACTATCCCCAGGATTGCTGTTTTCAGTAAGTGAAACGCCAAATCCAATAGTTGTAGATTTTATATCGGCGGCTATAAGAGCTTCTATAATGGCAGAAGATACTGTCTGGGTAACGGACTCAAACTCAGCCGCTGTCATATTCTCGGTAATATTTACGCTATAAGCAAAAGCAACTGTTTGAGCATCCCCAGATGTAAGTCCTTCTGTAATAGCAACCGCAATACCGGGTATCCAATTTTCTAAACTTCCAAGGACACTGTTTTCTGTTATAGCAGAGAAAAATGCTTGGAAAGCATTAGCTGCATCTTCTGAAGTTAAAGGCTCTGATATAGATACAGAAATATTTAACGAAACGCTAGAAGAGTCGGCAAGCTGAGAATCTTCTGTAATGCTTGGATTGTAAGCTTTAGTTGTAGACTCTGAATCTGCTAATTGAGAATCTTCTGCAAGGCTGCTGTTGAAGTTAACTTGAGTAGTTTCAGCATCTGCAAGCTGGGAATCTTCAGAAATTGCGGGGTTATAAGCCTTGGTTGTAGATTCTGAGTCTGCTAATTGTGAATCTTCTGTAAGAGATCCAGAAAAACTAAAAGCTACAGTTACTTGATCAGCTGAAATTAAACCTTCTGTAATAATACTTGAGGCAACTGCACGATACCGAATAACAATAGTACCTTGTGTACCAGTACTACCCGCTACTAGCGTAGCGGAACCTACAGCCGTGCCTCCACCACCGCCACCACCACCAAAACCTGTAGCTGCTGAAGGAGCGGTAGTCCCTGTACCACCAGTAGCACCAACACCATATCGAACGCTACTTGCATTTACAAAAAGACTAACGCTATTATCGCCAGCGCCGCCTGCGCCTCCAGTAGTAGTGCCCGCAGTGCCCGTAACACCCGCACCATCTATACCCCCAGCACCGCCACCGCCACCGCCACCGTTAGCAGTGTTTAATCCAAAAGTAGCTGATCCACCAGCACCGCCGTTAAATGTAGACCCAGTGCCAGCAGTTCCGGCTGTAGCCGCTGAAATTGCATTAGTAGTTATAGCGCCGCCACCTCCAACTGCCGAAGTTCCATTAAATGTTGTTGTCCCCCCGCTAGAAGCAGTAGAAGGCCCAGTAGTACTACCAGCACTTCCAGCACCAGCAGCTCCAATAGCGTAAGAAATTGAATTTCCAGGCGTTAAAGATGTATTAGATATGCTAACAAAACCACCGCCACCGCCACCGCCACCGCCAGCTTTATTGAGGGTTGCACCAGCATTTACACTTCCACTACCCCCACCGCCGCCAGCAATTATATAAACATTATTATTTGCCGAATTAAAATCGGCTGGTACAGTCCAAGAAGTTCCAGTTGTTAATTGATAATAAATCTCATCGGTATTAGTTGAAAGCAGATACGAGCCAGTAACGTTTGTACCAAAAGTATTGTTTGCGCCTAAATACCATAAAAACTTTTGAGTAGCGCTAGATGCTGGAGTAAAGGTAATATCTTGTAAAGATACATAATTCATACCAACGTTAGGCACACCAGCAACAGCAGCTAAATTTCCTGCGGTACCGTTAGTGGGTGTTTTTAAAGTTATTAAATTTCCAGCCGATCCATTTGCTGCCCAAGTTCTAACTGTATTTGTGACGCTTATTGGTATGGTAATAGTAGACGCAACTGTTTTTGTACTTGAAATAGTATTAAATGTGTTTGCACCCGCTATTGTGTAGGTTGCAATAGTATTTGCAGTAACGCCACCAATTTGAAGATTATAGTATGTAGCGCCCCCACCAGAGAATGTTTTAGTTGATGTGGTGTTATTTGAAAGTATTATGGTGCTTGTGCCCGCGTTAATTGTTGCGGCTGCTCCAGCCCAAACAGTTCCAGTTGAAGCTGCAGTAAAATTATTGCCCCCCATATTTACAGTAATACCAGCAGTACTGAAACTATAGGAACCTGCACTAATATCAAATCCTGGAGTAAATGTACCCCCTGAAACCGTAAATGCTCTAGTGGCTCCAAGGGTCAATGCACCGCCCAAAACTAATGTTGCTGCAGCATCTTTTGTAATTGGGAAATCAAATGTTACTGCATTAGATGTTATTGTTTGCGTACCACTGGTTGCAGAAAAAGTTTGTGCGTTGGCTCCTGCAGTAAATGTATTACTGCCTGAATTTGTCCAGTTGCCATAAATGGTTCTAGCAGTATTAGGGATTGCAGCGGCAAAGCCTGTCCAGTTAATGTTTTTATAAATGCCAATACCACCATTTTCGGTTAAAGTGTATGTACCAGTTGTAAAATTAAAATTTAACGATACATCCTCACCAGAACCAGTATTTACTGTTGTAGCGGTTGCAGAGTTATTGCTAATATTGATTGTTGAAGTGCCGGTATAAGTAAATCCAAGACTGCCAGGCATATCAAATAACGTACCCCCTGCGGCATTACAAGTTATAGCTCCAGTCGTACCAAAAGCTATTACACGAGTATTTGAATTATTTGATTGGAATAGCCCAGTAGTCAAAGTAAAATTATTTAGATCTAATGTACCAGCAGTTAAAGCAAAAGTCCTAGTTGTTCCCAATGTTAAAGCAGCTGGCAATTGAAGTGTTCCAGCTCCAGACTTAGTTATTGGAAAATCTAGTGTTACTGCATTAGACGTTATTGTTTGCGTACCAGAGGTTGCTGCAAAAGTCGTAGCATTTGCACCTGCGGTGTATGTAATACCTGAAGAGGGATTTGTCCAATTGCCGTAAATAGTTCTTGCACTATTTGGAAAAGTACCAGCAAAACCTGTTAAGTTAAGATTTTTATAAGTAGCTGTGGTATCTGTTAGTGTGTATGTGCCAGTTGTATAGTTAAAGTTTAATGCCTGGGCTTCTGTTGCGGCTCCTGTAATAACGGTAGTGGCAGTTGCAGAGTTATTGCTAATATTGATTGTTGATGTACCAGTAGTGCTAAAGTTAGTCACCGTAGTCATATCAAATACCGTACCTGAACCAGTGCAAGTTATAGCACCAGTTGTACCAAAAGCTAATACACGAGTAGAACCACTGGTTGAACTAAATAACCCTGTACTTAATGTAAAGTTATTTAGGTTTAATGTTCCTTGAGAATGCGTTAAAGTTCTTGTTATAGCAAGGGTTAAGTTACTTCCTAAAGTATATGTTTGACCCCCATTACTAAATGTCACTGAAGCTGAAAGCGTGACGCCATTTGTTGTAATAGTATTTGTAGCGACAAAAGTAATTGTTCCAGTAGCTGACCACACGGTTGTGGATGATAAAGTAAAATTTCCAGAAACAACTACGCTTCCTGTGCTGCTAAAGGTAAACGATGAGCCTGTGGTGTCAATTGATTTTGCGCTTAATGAACCGGTTAATGTAACCGTGCCTGAACCAGAATTTGCGTCAAAAAATACTGCCTCTGTACTAGTTGGAACAAAAGCGCCGCTAGTGCCACCGGAAGAAAAAGCCCAGTTAGCTGTACTAGAAGTGTTCCAAGTACCAGTGCCGCCGACCCAATACAAACCACTTCCAGCAAAAGTCCAGCCTGTATTATTTCCTAAATTAATTGCTTTAGACGCATTAAAAGTTGCCCCACCTGTCGCAGTACTATTACTTATTTTTGCGTAACCTATGTCTACAGTACCACTAGCTACACTTAATGTTGCTGCTGTAGATCCATTAGAAGAATTTAAGTTAATATAATTTGTAGAAGCACTTGTACCAGTAATTCCCCAGCTAGCTACAGTGGTTGTTGTGCTTGCAGGTAATCTTACGGTGTATATGCCGGTTCTTGTGCTAGATAATGTATTAAATGTATTAGCACCAGCGATAATAAATTGTTGTGTACTAGCTCCGCCAGCTAATATAAAATTGTAATATTTAGCCCCTCCGCCAGCAAAAGTAAGAGTCCCCGTACCTCCAGTAAAAGTTATAGTACTTGTGCCAGCATTAATTGTTCCACCAGCTCTTGACCAAGCAGTTCCAGATGCAAGGCTAGCAGTAAAAGTATTGCTTCCCATATTAATGGTAGCAGTAATTAGACTATAGGAACTTGCACTAATATCAAATCCTGGAGTAAATATACCACCTGAAACAGTAAATATTCCATTAGTTGCGCCGAGAACCAAGGCGCTGCCCAATACCAATGTACCTGCGTTAGGTTTTTCGACTGGGAAATCTAATGTTACGCTATTTCCAGTAATGGTTTGTGTACCGCTGGTTGCCGCAAATATTTGAACATTAGTGCCCGCAGTAAAAGTATTGCTTACTGAGTTTGTCCAATCCCCATAAATGGTTCTAGCAGTATTAGGAACGGCGGTACCAAATCCAGTCCAGTTAAGGTTTTTATAAATAGGAGGCCCACCAACGCCATCGCCCTCAGTTAATGTATATGTACCGGTTGTGTAATTAAAATTTAATGCTGGGCTAGGTTGACCAGTTGAAACAGTTGTTGCTGTTGCGGAATTATTACTAATGTTAATTGTCGGTGTACCGGTATAACTAAAGTTAGCGTAATTAGTCATATCAAATACCGTACCAGACCCAGTTATGGTTACAGCGCCTGTGCCAAATGCTAAAACACGAGTAACAAGGGAACTTGAATTAAACAAACCAGTATTTAATGTAAAATTGTTTAAATCTAATGTTCCTTGAGTAAATGTAAAAGTTCTAGTAATTCCTAGTGTTAAGTTCCCTGCTAGTTGTGTAGTGCCACCATCGCCATTCCGTGTAATTGTGAAATCTAATGTTCTTCCGTTGCTGGTGATTGTTTGGGTACCACTAGTTGCGGCAAAGGTTTGAGCGTTTGTACCTGCAGTATAGGTACCACCAGAGGCAGGGTTTGTCCAGTTGCCGTAAATTGTTCTAACGCTGTTTGGAAACGTTCCAGCAAAACCAGTCAAGTTAAGGTTTTTATAAACGGCTGCGGTATCTGTTAAAACATATGTACCTGTAGTGTAATTAAAGTTTAATGCCTGAGTTTCAGTTGGGATAGTGGTTGACCCTGTAATTACAGTTGCAGCCGTTGCAGAATTGTTGCTAATGTTGATCGTTGAAGTGCCAGTGTAACTAAATCCAGTTACATCAGTCATGTTAAACACACTACCAGAGCCTGTGCAAGTTATAGCACCAGTTGTACCAAAGGCTAATACACGAGTAGTGCCATTGGTTGAGTTAAATATCCCAACGCTTAAAATAAAATTATTTAAGTTTAATGTACCAGTATTAAAGGTTGCAGCCCGCGTTGAAAGACAGGTTAAATTACTTCCTAAAGTAAACGTTTGGCCCAAATTGGTAAAAGTTACTGAGCCTGATAGTGTGACACCATTTGTTGTAATAGTTCCAGTTGCAACAAACTGGACAGACCCAGTAGCCGACCACACAGTTGTGGACGATAATGTAAAACTACCAGAAACAACTACGCCTCCTGTACTGCTAAAGGTAAACGATGAGCCCGTGGTGTCAATTGATTTTGCAGGTAATGTTGCACCAGTTAATGTAACCGTACCCGAGCCAGAGCTAGCATCAAAAAGCACTGGGTCTGTGGCAGTTGGTATAAAAGAATTGCCGGTTCCACCAGAAGAAAGTGACCAGTTGGTAGTTGTTGTTGTATCCCAAGTGCCAGTACCACCAACCCAATATAAACTTCCCGTGCCAATAGACCACCCAGTAACGTTTCCTTGGTTAAGAGCTTGAGAGCCATTGAAAGTAGCTCCGCCAGTTGCGGTATTATCTTTTATTTTTGCGTAGCCAATGCTTACGGTTCCACTAGCTACACTTAATGTTGCTGCAGTACCGGCAGTAGAAGAAGTTAAATTTACATAATTTGTAGAAGCACTTGAACCAGAGATTGACCAAGTGGTTACAGTAGTTGTTGTGCTTGCTGGTAACTGTACCGCGTATATACCTGTTCTTGTGCTAGCTAAAGTGTTAAACGTATTAGCGCCAGTAATAATAAAAGCACCACCATTTGTACCGCCAGCCAACGTTAAGTTGTTATATGTAGCTCCACCACCAAGAAAGCTAATTGACCCCCCTGTTGTGGCTGTAAAAGTTATAGTGCTTGTGCCGGCGTTAACAGTTGTACCAGAAAGATTCCAAACATTTCCTACTCCACTAGCTGTAAAAGTATTGCTACCCATATTAAGGGTGCTGCTACCAGTAAAAGCATACAAACCAGAACTAATATCAAATCCTGGAGTAAATGTACCTGACGAAAGTTGAAATGTTCTAGTGGATCCTATTGTTAACGCACCGCCCAAAACTAGCGTTCCGCCAGCCCCTTGCTTTGAGATTGGGAAGTCAAGTGTTACTGCATTAGATGTTATTGTTTGAGTGCCACTAGTTGCAGAAAAATTTTGTGCGTTGGTTCCTGCAGTAAATGTATTTCCTGCTCCGTTTGTCCAGTTGCCGTAAATAGTTCTTGCAGTATTTGGAACCGCAGTAGCGAAACCTGTCCAGTTAATGCTTTTATAGATAGCATTAGTTTCAATTAGTGTATAAGTACCAGTAAAGTTAAAGTTTAACGCTTGGGCTTCAGTTACTGCTCCGGTATTTACTGTTGTAGAAGTTGCGGAGTTATTACTGATGTTAATTGTTGAGGTACCGGTATAACTAAATCCAGTTGGGTTAGTCATGTTAAACGCCGATGCACCAGAACCTATGACTGTTATTGCGCCGGTAGAACCAAAAGCTATTACACGAGTATTTGTATTCGATGAAGAAAAGAATCCAGTACTTAAAGTAAAATTACTTAAAGCTAATGTACCGGCAGTAAGTGATGTAGCTACTATTGTAGAAAGGGTTAAGTTACTTCCTAAAGTAAATGTCTGAGATGCGCCGTTAAAGGTTACAGGGGCTGATAATGTAACTGTATTAGTTGTAATTGTTCCAGTTGCTGTAAAAGTAAGCGTTCCTGTAGCTGACCAGACTGTAGTAGAGGATAAAGTAAAGCTACCAGCAACGGTTATGGTTCCTGTACTGCTAAATGTAAAGGATGAGCCCGTTGTATCAATTGACTTGGCATTTAATGCGCCAGTTAAAGTAACTGTGCCTGAACCAGAAGCGCCATTAAAAAATACATCATCAGCAGAGGTTGGTACAGAAGCACCAGACGCGCCTCCAGAAGTGGCAGACCACTTAGTTGTACTAGAAGTATCCCAAGTACCTGTGCCACCAACCCAATAACGATTTGCCATTAGCTATCTACAGGAGGGTTAAAGTTTGTGCCGTCCCAAGTGTAACCAATATCGCAGAAAGGAATAAGCACCAACGTGCAACCTTCAGGAGGCACATCGGTTGTCTCGGCAACAATAATATTTACTACTAAGCCGTTAGAGTCTACTACCGCACAATTGGACATTCAAAACCCCCATAGAGATTAAGAAGTTGCAGTTGTGGAATAAGTAACGTTTAATTGGTCTGTTGATGCAACTGTCTTGTTACCACCAGTAAAGCTACCAGCAGAATACAAAGTGCCTGTAGTGTTATCAATAGCAGAAGTACCGTTAATGTTAATGAAGCAGCCAGCAACAGTACCAGAACCAGTAAACGTAAACGTCACAGGAGCTGCAACAGTCTTAGTAGTAATGTTGGATGGAGTAGTACCAGCAGAAGTTGCTCCGTTAAATGTAGGAGTTTTGCGAGTACCAGAATATGTAGGAGCATTAGTAGCGCCAGATTCTAACCAACCACTGTGTGATGCTTGTGTATCAGCTGCTGTATATGTAGGTGTAGAAGCACCAGACACTAGACCCATAACAACCGTTGCTGTAAAGGAGCTACCAGCCAAAATAGTGTCAAGCATTAACTGTTTACCAACAGCCATAACTAGGTTATCAATGCTGTCTTCCCATTTAAGGTTGCCATCTTTATCGTAACAAGTGGCTACGAAACGGCCTTCCATGCCAACCGTTTCATTAAAATCGGTTTGCTTAACTAAAGCTGCGTTGCTGTAGTCGCCTGTGCTTGTTGATTCGTTATACATAAAAACTCCTTAGTTCGTAAACCTAATAATGGCGTCTGATGCAGTGTTCGCCGGAAAAGTAATTGTAAAGCTTGTTGTAGCCTTTTTATCAGCTCCAAAATTTAGTACCGCAACTGCCGCATTTGTAGTGCTATTATAGATTAAAGCACCCCTAGTAGTAAAGTTTGCTGGGTTCCAAGTCACATTATTAAACGACAAATATGCGGTATATCCAGAGCTAGTCGGCGGAATAACGGTTAAGGTTCGACCCCCCGCTGTATACCCCGTACCCACTACTTCCCCCACGGTTGTATAAGTTAGCGTGGTGTTGTCTAAGCTGGCATTAGCCGTATAAAGAGCTATTTTATAGACATAAGAAGTCCCGGCAGCAAAGTTCTCTAAGCCGCTTAAGCAGTTCTGTCTAAAGACCGTGCATTGTCCTTGTTGAATAGTCATTAAGATCTAGCTCCACCACTAACGTCTATCTTTAATTGGCCATCTCTGTAGAAGTCGCCACGCTCTAAACCATCTGCTAAACGTCTTAAGTCAACCATAGCTTCTTGGTACTTATTCTCATAGTAACCCACTAGATCCGGCTCACCTTTCATAAACAGCATAGCTTCCCGCATTGCACCATAAAACAGCGCCGGGTCAAAATTATCGCCTAACCAAGAAAGTCCTTGAGGATTATTTATAGTTGCTACTGGGATAGAAAACCCAGTACCCGCCCCTAGGGCACCTAAATCGGATGCGTTTGCGCTTAAAATATCCCCGACAACATAAAAACTACCACCATTTCTTAAGCTTACTGAAGTCACAGCGCCACCAGAAACGACAATATCCGCCGTAGCGCTACTGCCCGTGCCACCTGTTAAAGATATGTTGGTGTACACGCCGTTAGTATAGTTAGAGCCGCCAACCAAACTTAAACTATTAAAAGTAAGGATATTGCCTTGAACAATTGAGGGTGGGTAGTAGAAATAGTTTAACTCCATAGCATAGCCTGTGTCTGGGGTAGGGGCTAGAAATAAAGTTAATGAGTTTGTATTATTAGTTTGCGAACCAAATAAAGAATAATATTTAGGTAGGCTTATAGAAGCGCTTGGGTTTGGGTACGCTTCACGAATAAAACTTACGTCTTTGTTAAGCAAATAGTAATAAGTACCAGTAGCGTCTATTACACTAAGCGAATACGCAGCTAAAAAATCATCTGGACAAGCTAAATAAGGGTTGTTTGCCGTAAGGTTTCCAGACTGGCTTTTACGTAGTGATGGCAAATTTACCGAATTGTATATACGTGTTTCAGCTTCTTCGACAAAACGAGGAATATTAGCTATAAATAGCTGCTCAGTATTTTCTGAATAGTCTTGTATTGCTTGGTATAGCTGTACGTAATTCATTAGGGTTTACCTTTAAGCCATTGGTCCACGAGATGTAAAGCCTTTAGTAGCCGCGCCTGATCCACGCTGTTTCATACCAGAAGATTTAACTTCATCTTTTTGGTTTTTAAACACTTGGCTACCGACAGACATTTTAATCTGGTCTACGGCATTACCGGGTTTAGTAACGCTATCTTTAGCTGTGGTCATAGTCTTACCGTCCATATTGTGAGGTGCAGCATATACGTCAGCAGAACCTACTTCTTTTCCGCCTTTTTTCATAGAAAACTTAGCCATGATTATCTACCCCGTCCAGCAGATTTTTGATTCATAGCACGGGCCATATTACGCCCTACTTGTTTCATTTTCATAGACGTTACACCGGCAGAGCTTTTTCCACCGTTGTCGGTTTTAACTGCTGGGCCTGAATCGCCTAAGTTTCTACCTTTAGTTTTGCCTTTGGATTCAATACCATTAGCGCCTTTTTTGAATGTCATAATTTACTCCTAGTTAACTGTTATTGTTACTGTACCTACTTGCCCTATTGCAATCAAGTAATTTGGTGTTAATGCCGTATCAAATTGACTTGCTCCACCCACCGGGGCCCACCCCCACTGAATCTGTCTACTACCATCTGCGGGATACCCTGACTCATCTAAAGCCACAGAATTTCCTACTTCTGTCTGTAAACCCGTTAAGCCTGAAGAATAGTAGCTAGTATCTGGTCTTGGTTCCCGTATAGCTTGTGGGTCTGAGACTGGGTACATACCTAACTGCAACTGAGGCTGATCTGGATCCCAACAACTAGGGCAGACTTTAACATTATAAAGCTTTGTCTTTAATACTTGTTTCTTTAATTCCTTGAGCTTGTATTGCTGACCACACCGGTCGCATTCTGCAATTGCCCATTTACCTGATGCATACTTTTCTGGCATGACTTACCTCAATAGAACAATTGGCGTGGTACATACCTATCAGCAGATTTATCTCTATCCTCTTGCGAAGCTAATAACCATTGTTGTTCGTAGTCGGCCTTGAGGCCCATAACTCTTTGTGGGTCTACTGTTGGTTTTTTAACTGCAATCATAAACGCAAGTCCAGCAACCAAACAAGGAATCAAGCGGAACGGAATATCTTGTACATTAACACCGTCACCAGCATTTTGCAAACGGCGCATACGCCAGTATATGAAGGTATAAGGGCCACCACCATCACCTGTAGGCCAAACATTAACGTTAGGTAGGTTTAGATTAGTAATAGAGTCGGTTGTTGTGTGTGCGGCCGCAGTTGTCCCGTTTTGGGCACGGAAACAGTTTAAAAGCTGTTTAGCTGCAGTATCGACGTTTTGGTAAGAAATAATCTCTGTGCCAATCTGAATAAATCCTGTTGTGCTAAGTTCTGCTACGGAAGTTAAGGTTAGCGTAGTTGCCGTTGCGCTGATGTTTGAAGCTAGCTTAGCAGTTATAGCGTTTTGCTGTCCTGTCTGGCGGTTAATCCAAACTTGAATGGGTCGGCCCTGTGCATTCTTAGTCGGTATTGTTGAATAAGTAGACTCTGAAATGCGGCTAATATTAATATCAACTTGGGTTTGGTTTGAGCCGGTACGGATAACTTGGTCTAAAAGGTCTATTGTATCAACAGGAATAGCATACATAGCCTGTCCTGTATTAATAGTAATCTGCCCTTGCTCAATAGTCCATAGGTTAATGCCTCGGTTTGCCCACTCAATTGTTAAAAGATTAAGGCTACGACGAGCAGTACGCATATCATATCCAGAGCGCAGCTCTACCCCAGCACGTTCAAATGCTTCCTCAATTAATTCCGTAAGGTCAGGGTTAAAATTAGCTATGCCGGACGTATTTGCCATTATTTTTTCTTCGCTGTTTTAGCAGATTTAATAAAGTCCGCTTTGCTAGGCGCACCTTTAGAACCAGGCTTACGCATCTTTTCACCAGAACCAGCCGCAATACGTGCTTGCTTTTTATGGATATTTTCGTACAAACCACCTTTAGCATACATATCAGACGCAGTTAAAGAACCAGGATGTGCCAATAGCTTTTTAGCCATAGCTGCTGCTTTACCGCCACCCATTTTTCCGCCTTTACCTACCTTGCCGCCCTTGGCAAACTCAGTAAAATCAGTGTCATCCCTACGGGCTTTCTTTTGTCCGCCAGGCATTTTTGTGGGTTTTATATCGCCCATTCCACGGGAAGCTCTCATACTATACGCCCTTTTGTTTTACCCTTAGTGCAGCAGCCATCGGCACGTTTAGAAGCGGAAGATACTTTACCGCCTTTTTTCATGTTTTTAGATATATCACGGTTCATTTTACCTGTACCCATACTGCCACTACCACCACTTACGCCGCTAACTTTAGGTTTATTAAGAATTTCTTTCATTTTCTCAATCTCAGCTTGACGGATTAGATCACTCTTTGGTTGACGTTTATCTTTGAACTCTTCGTTCTCGGCAGCTTTAGACTTAGGGTCTTTTTCTGGTGGGTTGTACTTCTCGTGCACTTCTTTATACCCCGGATCCGCAGGCTTTCTCTTTTTTGATTGCTCAGGGCTTTCCCCAAAATCAAAAACACTTTGTGCAGGATCAACAGGCTTTACCATTATGCTTTTGTTTTCCCACGAATAGCACAGCCATCAGCACGAGAAGAAGCGGTACCACCCTTTTTCATACCTATAACACCACGAATCTTCTCAACACCAGACTTAACAGATTCTTTAAACTTGGCGTCTTTGGTTTCCATCTCTTTCTGTTTTTTAGCGTTATCAGCTTCGTAGTTAGCATACCCCTTCTGAGTCTCTTTAGTTACTGAGTCAGATACAGTACCGTCGGCATTTTGTTGAGTTTTAGTACCCATGATTAGCAGAACTTTCCTTTAGTTTTACCTTTAGAAGCAATACCGTCAGCACGTTTAGACGCAGTGCCACCAGAAGACATTTTCTTCATAGTCTTACCGCCGCCACACATACCACCAGCCTTCATACCTTTAGTAATTGGTGCAGTTGGACCTGAATCATCAAGGTTACGTCCTTTAGTATGGCCGCGTTTTTGAACAGCAGACTCACCAAATTTAGTTAGTTTGTTTGAGCCGGCTTCTACGTCTTTAGCCATTGTACGAGGACCCATTGTTTCTTTAGCCATACCGCCCATAGCCATTTTTTTCATAGCCATACCGCCTTTTTTAAGTTTAGATAAGTTTGTGTGCTCACCTTTGTGCTCTTGTTTGTCATGCATAGAAAAAGCTTTTTTAATCATAGCCTTATCTTGCGCTTTGTCCATCTTTGTATCTTCTTTCATAGCTCCACCACCCCTAAATTTTTTGCCTTTGTCGGCGTTGTTAAAATCTTTACCCACAGAT